CACAGGCCGGGGTCGCGCCCGGCCGAGGTGTCGGTGGAGACGAACCGCACCCAGATCGGGCTGGCGTCGGCGAAAAAGTAATTGCCCTCCTCGGCATAGTCGGGGAGGGTGGGGGTGAAGCGATCGTTATCGGCGATATCGACCAGTCGCATATAGTCGGACGGCTTCTCGAACACATACTGGTAGCCGAAGTCGCTCTCCAGGTCTTCCGATGGCGACCATTCCTGGGCTTTCGTAGCGAAATTCCACATCGCCCGCTCCAGCATCCAGTCCACCGTCTGATCCCAGACGGCATCGAGATCGCGGCGCTCGGAACGGGCGTCCGTTAACGCAGAAAGCCGGCGCGTTTTCAGCGCCAGCAATGCGTTGTTGTAAACCTCAAGCTTGGTCGCCACCGGATGGTCTCCTTAAGCTGCGACGGGCTCCTTGGCGCCGGCGCGGCGCTTCATCTCCGCCGCGATCTCGTCAGGGGTGGGGTCGCGCATGTTGAGCTGGGCGAGATAGATCTGCCGCTCGGCCTCAGCGTCGGACTTGTTCTCGAAGCCGCGCTTGATCTCGATGTGATCGAGGCCGATAATGCGCCACTTGGTCTTGGGCGTGTGGTCCACGCGGATGACGAGCTTGCCCTCGGCGTCGATCGGCGCGGGCTTCTGGCGCAGCGCTTCCTTCAGCGCCTCGCTCTCGGCCTGATAGGGGTTGACCCCGGCCGGCGGGCGGCCGCCACGGAATTCAACGAGCACGCCGCTCGGCAGGATGCGCACCACGGTCACGTCGATGTCGAACGCGCCCGACGCGCTGCGCAAGCGGATCAGCGAATGCATCTTGACGTTCTTGTGATGGCGCCAGAACGCGGGGTGGAAGATGTCGCTATAATCAACGTCTTCTGGTAGAATTTCGAAGTAATGCGGGAACTGCATGTCAGCCATATCGGCCCGCTTCAGTCCGCCCGCACGCAATGCTTTTTCTTCGCTCATAGTCGCCTTTAGAGGTTGAGAAGCTGGGCGAAGACCGAGGAAATCTCCGCCCAGCCGGTGGACCTCAACCCGATTGGGTCAAGGAAACGCAGGGCTATCTGCCGATAGGGACAACCACGACCTTGGGATAGGCCGCATCCGTGCCGCTAAGCTCCTCGATAACGACGCTCAAGAAGCACGGAGGGAGATCGAATGGGACAACGATCTGGGTCGGATTCGTCCCGGACGCATTCACGAGCGTGACCGGCGGCAGGGCAGGGCAAGAGGCCCGAACTGAGCCGAGAATGTCCGGGTGGACCACGAAGGTGGCCTGATAGTTTGACGGCGTTTGCAAGTAAGAGAGAATGAAGGCGCCGCGCCCGCCAGCCCATTTGGCCTTGGAACTGAAGGCGGTATCGGAGACGGCGACGGCAGCTTCAATCAAAACGGCTTCGGTGATCATGAGGTCTTCCATTTTTACTGAAGGGCGGCGCCGAGGTTGTTGCTCGGCGCCGCCCCGCGTTTTACGCGGACGAACCCACAACCGATGCCGACGCGCCAGCCGTGGTCACATGCGTGATCAGCAGGTGATGCAGCGCCGCCGGCGTGCTGCCAGAAGTCACGACGAGGGCGAGAACATCGCCGCGCCGCATTCCCATCTTGAAGCCGTCAGTGAAATACGGCGCCGTGGTGGACACCGTGGCGATGGGGTCGCTGGACTTGTAGGCCCAATACTGGCCAGCCGTGTCCGACGACCCGGCGATGAAGCCCCCGCCCACCGCCGCAACGGTGAGGTACGGGCGATTTGCAGTTGAGTAAGCCATTCTAAGCTGTCTCCTGTAAGTCCTCCCAGCAGAAGCGGGCTCCTTTCGTCCGGTTTACCTTCGCTGGAACGACTCTCAAGTTGTTGGAAACATGAAGCCCGGAAACCAGCTTTCCCATAAGTGGGACCATATGATCGACCTCATGGGGGATTCCGGTCTTCGCCGTCATTTCGCGCGCCAAATGGTAGAAGCTTTTGATCTCTTCGAGATTTGCCCAGGCTGGCATCCGTTGCAACAGAGCTGCGCGTCTGCGTTGCTGATGCGCGGCGTGAAGCGCCGCATGCTTATCAGGGTTTCGCTTTTGCCAAGAAAGCGTGTTGGCCATGGCCTTTTCTTTATTGGCAAGAAACCAGCGGCGTGCGCGCGTCGCTTGTTTCGCCCTGTCCTTGGCGGAGAGCCTGTAATATTCGCGCTTTAACAGGCGCACCTTGTCTCGATTTTTAGCGGTCCATATTTTTTTCGAGGCCGAGCATTCCTTATTGTGCTCTCGCCTCCAGGAATTAGCATAGGACTTGGCGCACTCTAAACAGTGCCTAGTGCTAACCCAACGCTCAGAGATATGGCCGCGTTTACAGGGTCGTCCAGTGAAATACCGAAGCGACCCCGCTTCCTTTGCTTCATTGAATGAAATCAGCTCTTGCATCATTCATCCACTATACCACAAAATGGCTAGCTCGCTACATACTCGCTTCCGTCATGGACCATTTTAACGATGCCCGAATTCTGAAGCTTCTTGGCGCCATGGAACAGCGTGGCACGGGACCAGGAGAGATCCTGCTTGCCGTCATAGTCCACCAGCACCGCCATCTCCTTGCTGTTGGCAGCATGGCCGATCGCGTTCTTGTGGTAGAGGAAGCAGGATTCCGAGGACGTGCCGACGCCGGGAACATTGGGATGCAGCAGCCAGTTGATGCCCGCCCAGCGACGCATACGGCGCACAGGACCGGAGAACGGCTTCATCTCAACATAGTCGGCCGAGGCGAACTCGGTCGTCTGCATCAGATACCCGAGAAACGCCGGGCTGATGACTGCGAACATATTATCTTCTTCGTTGGTGGGAACTTCGTTATTACCGAGAATAACGAGGCCCTTCATCACCAGCGGAAGATTCGCCTTGACGGCGGAGCCTGTCGTCAAAGTCGCCGTGTCGAGTTCGTCCAGGATAACCTGGTCGATGTTGCGGTTCAGCACCGCGACAGAGGCGTTCTGCATGATGCGGCGCTGGTCGCCCTGCGACGCGAAGATGTTGAAGCCCGTGCGCTCGTAAGGGGCGTGGTATTCAACGAGCGTGCAAGTATTCTGCACGTTCTCTACGGTCGAATACGGGATCAGACCGTTGACGCCACGAGTAACGGCGGAGAGTCCGCCCGATCCGGACACCAGGAACACTGCCTGATTGCCCTTGATTACCGCCTCCTGAACACACGTCGCGCGGAGCATCGAATAGTTCTGCTCGAACGAGGCGATATGTTCTTGGCGATACTGGACTTGAAATGCGCTATCGGCCATTTCAGCAATCCTCCAAGATGATTGTTGGGAAGGGTTCGAGCCTTGGGGAAAAGGGTGGCCGAGCAGCTTTGCGCTATCGTGGGTGGCGGGGTGGCCTCAGCGAGGGGCCGCCGTGAATGCGCGCGGTCGGGGCTTTCCGTATGGCAGGGTATGCTGACGCGCTTGGTTGCGGGGCTGTGGAAACAGGGTGGCCGCCAGCGCGTGTCTCTTGCGGAAAAGGGACTAATATTATATTGTTCCTGCTCCGACCAATGGTCGGCGCGTCGAGGAACAGCAACGCTTTGCGATGAGAGGCTAGGCGTGGCCGGGCTCTGCGGGGCAGGCGAGAGGGAGGCGACCCCATAAAGGCGCCTCCATTTTGCTACCGACGCCGCTTGGCATCGCGAGCTTCTTGCTCCTGCCGCAGTTTGAGCAGCTCATCAGCGCCGCCGGACTTGTGGTACAAGTCGAAGTCCGTCGTCATCAACTTCTCAAGCTCGGCAATCCGGTTCGTCGAAACCGCCCGCGCATCGCCGCCAGCCATCGCGCCCTCGCCGTAGCGGTCGCTCGCCAGCGAGATCAGCCCGCGCGCGATCTCTGGGAGCGAGGTCAGCCGGCGCCACTGGCCGCTATCCTCGTCGAAATACCGGGCGCTGATGATCTTCTCCGCCGCGCCGCCGAAGACCTCATCGTCATTGATGAGGCGTTTCATAATGTTCATATTCGGCTTGAACTCGGCGAGGCCGTATTCTGCGCGCAGAACGTCGAGACAGTCCTCCTTGTCCGTCGCGTCCTGTTTTGCGAGGGCTGCCTCATACTCTGCGGTGGCGCGCTGTTGCTGCTTTATCTGGAAGTCAACAAGCCTATTGACTTGAGCTTGCGTCAGATTCGCTTCGTGCGCAACCGGCTTGAACGCATCGAGCATCGGCTGGTCGGCCTGGGTCCACTCGTACCCCGGAACCTGTGGGATAGAATAATTCTCGGCCGATTCCGGGATATCGTTTTCCTTGCGCCAGGCAGCCGCCTCTTCCGGCGTCGCATCGGCGGCAAGGCGCTTATGGTCGCCGGAGCGCAGTCTTTCTTGCGCCAAGAAGCCAGCCGCAATCGCATCGTCGATCGACTTGTAGCGGCCAAGCTGCTTGAGCACCTGCTCCTGGCGCTTCTCGAACTTCGCCGCGCTCAGCTTATCCTTCGCCGGGGCCAAGATGCGATCGGCGATACGATTGCGCCACGCCCCATCGGCGTCAGCCGGGGCATCCTTGGCGGCCTCTTCGCCCTTGCTCTCGTCCTTGGCCTTGTCGTCGGCCGGGGTTTCGGATTCGCCCTTGGCGCCCTTATCCTCGCCCCTGCTGTCATCCTTACCGTCTTCAGCCCCAACATCGTCATCGAATACGGAGGCATTCGGCTTGGCGGCCGGGGTCTCCGCTTCCTTTGTGGCGGCGTCGGCCACCGGCGCGTCGCCGCTCGGGGCCGGATCGGCGGACTCGGCATTGTCGTCGAGCAGGCTCAGATCCTGCGGCGATAGAGATTTGTCGGTCATTTTTCCTCGGCTTTGGCGGGGGCCTTCGGAGCGATCTGCTCCAATTCGGCCTCCATCTGCTTCTTCTTCAGGAGCGCGGACTTGAAGCGCTCCGGGTCACGCTTGATTTTCTCGGCCTCGATCAACAGCTCCAGATCCATCTGGGCCTTGCGATCGCGCTCGATCTCATCAAGCTGTTTCTTTGTTAGCGGGGTTGAGCTGGGCGCCATGTACATTTGCGGGGTGCTCCTTATCGCGGCACGCGCACCATCGCGGCCTTTTCCAGATCGGCAAGCACGGCGGCCCTTTTTGCCATGGCCGCCTGCATGCGCGCGCTATCGTTACGAATTTTCACCGCCTCCCAGAGAATGCGGAAGTCGTTCTCTGGATCGGAAGCATTGAGGGTGATCACCTGGGGCTGGCGCTTCTTTTTCTTGCGCGTCAGCAGGTCGGGGTGGATATAGGCTCCGGCGCCGCCGGCCTGGGGCTGCTCGACGACCTCCTCGACCTCTTCTTGCGGCGCATCGGATATGGCCAGAGCCTCAGCCACCCCTTGCGCCGCCGCATCCGCCTCGGCGATACTAGCCCCCACGGCCGTCGCGGTCGCCGCGCCGGCCGCCGCCATCGCCGCGTCGGCGAAGGACTGGTCGCCAGCCCCCTCCGCCTCGGCGGAGGCCACGCCCTGCGCGTTCGCGACCGATGAAGCGATGGAGGCGCCGATCGCGGTCGCTGATGCCGCCGCCTGCCCGTCCGCCGCCGCTGATGCCTGCGCCGCAGCCTGTGCTGTCGCCGTCGCCGTTCCAGCAGCGCTCGCCTCAGCGTCGGCTATCTCTCCCACGGCGGTTTCTGCGGCCGCTGTCCCTTGCCCGGCGGCGTTACCTACGGCGGAAACTATCGATCTCGCCGCTGCGGTCGCCGCTCCGGCAGCTACCCCGCTTGCGGCCGATGAAGCCTGGGCCGCCGTGACGCCGGCTGCGAGGCCGGCCCCCGATGCACTGGCTGCCGCGTCGTCGCCACCGCCACCCGCAGGCTCATAGATGAGCACCAGGACGCCGTTGCGGCCAGCGGCATGGGCTGTTGCGTCTTCACCAGAGCCGCCAGCGC